CAACCCCTTTATGTTTCTGTACGTCTCTCCCCGAACGAATACGGCCACCTCCAGACGCTGCGCCTCTTGGTAGACGCTGTCCTTACCCGCTTGGGTATCCAAGCAGGGGATAAAGACTGACTGGCCCTTCGGAAAAGCCGCCCAGTCTATATCGTAGAAGACACCCTCAATCTTCATCGGGGTCTATGTACATATCGAGGTCGAGCAGGTCCTCATCAATCTTCAGCCACAGGCAGTGGACCCCATCCACCGTAATATTGGTGCCCTTGGTCATGCGGTATGTCTTGCTCTTCAACAGGCGACCGCCCTCCTTCAGCTTGCGCGTCGTCTCTGCGTAGCTAATCTGGAACCGCACACAATACTCTTTGAACTGCTTAACCGAGACGTACATCATCTTGGTGTTGGGCTCGATGCGCACCAGCAGCTCACCCTTCGGTTCGCGCTTCGGCAGCGGCTTGGCTTTGCTCCGCGCATCGCCGTCGTCAATAACCAAGATGTTTTGTATGCTGCGATACAAGTAGTCCCCTAGAATCTGCTCGACGTCATCCAGCGGGGCTTCGGCCTCCCCACGCATAACCTCAAGCTGCCGGCAGACCCACAGATAGATGCGCTTCAGGTCCCAAGTAAGCAGACCACACTCTTTGGCGTAGATGGCCCCGACGAGGTTGGCGGCGATGGTGGCAGACCAGAAACGCTCACGGGGAAGCAGCTTCAACTCCCGGTCGATCTTGGTCTGTGTATCCTTCAGTTTTGCCAGCACCTCTGGCAACTTGGAGATGATGTGCCGCAGGTAGATAGGCCCAGCGTGACCGTAGTTCTCCAGCAACACCGTGTCGAACATCTGCTTGCCGTACTCGGTGCCGACAGCCTCAACGAGACCAATGGGGTACTCCATGAGGCGCATCATTTCACCTTCTGGAGCGCGCTTTAGCACGGACAGCTTTTCCGCAAACGAGGCGTTAGCCGTGGACACAGTGATGGTCTGCCATGTGGTGTTGTTCTCGCGCAGCTCGTTGGTCCCGGACATCATGCGCTCTTTGGCCTTGCCGTTAGACAGGCCGTAAAGAAGCTCGGAGTACTCCTCCGGCGACATGTTGGTCAGCTCGTCCATGGTTGCCGGTAGGTTGTTAAGGATACCCACCCAGAGCAGTCGCCCGTTCATCGTGTCCTTCTGCGACAGACGCAGGTCCTTGGGATGCCCATAGACGCTGTTCACCAAGTGGAGCACGGTTGACTTACCCGTACCAGAGCGCGGGTTGTACAAGTTGATGACCGCCCCCGTCTGGTTGAGGAACTTCAGAAGCGGAGCGCCAAAGGCACTTAGCGCTGCAAACGCATGTGGCTCCATACCCGGCGTGTTAAACAGCGCCGCTGCTTCTTTCCACTTGTCCAGCTTACCCACCGGACCAATGAACTTGGCCAGCTTCTGCGTGGTCTTTGACGGCGGCGAATAGATATGCCCCGTTGCGGTAATCTCTTGGTCTCCAACAACAAACCTGCTGTTACCTTCGACCCACCCAAATTGCTGTCTCATGATCTCTGCCTTATCTTTCTCTAGGCGCATATCCGCCGATGACATGATGTAGTCGTGTACTATGTTGGCCTTCTTGCCCCTGACGTAAGCACCGCCGTCCGACATTATCTTGCGGAACTCGTCAAAGACCGAGATTTTCATCATTGGGAGCGTGAACTCGCGTATGCCGTCCGCAGGCAAGTGCAGACGTATAAGCACGTAGTCCTTATAACTTCCGTCGACACGGTCAGTGACGCGCTTCACCACGTACAGATCGTACGGGTAGATGCAGAAGGGGTCCGGTTGCTCCCCGGCCTCGTTCTTTTGCGGCATCACCCAGACGCCGCCGCCTTCGCCCCGGTAGTAGGGTTTGGGGTACGGGGGTATCTGGAACGTCTGAACCTCTCCGGCTATCTCTTCGACCTTGACGTTGTTGGCGGCCACTTTAGGGATTTTACCAAGGTCGCGCGGGCTAGAGATTTTGCCTAAGTGTTTGCACCCTTCGCAGCGGTCGGGATACGTCGCCTTGTATCGGGCGCAGCTAGTCGCCTTCCGGATGGTGGCTACCTTCCTGTCCACCTCTTCCGGGTCGTAGCCGGGGTGACCTTCCGACAATAGATGAACCGCCGTGGAAGCATCCTCGCACAACGCCGCCACCGACAAGGCGTAGAACCACTCGTTGTAGTCTACCGTCTCCCTGTTGACAAAGGCGTGAGCCAGTTGGGCGCAGCCATCGCCCTTGCTGGTTCGGCTCATGATACGTTTGAAGTTGTAACCCACCCCGTCCAGCATTGCCTGTTGTTGAGGGGGAGCCTTGTAGTCGGGGTCGAAGATAGACTTGGCCGGTGCCGGCGGCACCACGCCTAGCGTCTTGCAAAACTCCTCAAAGGCAATGGGCTCACCCTCATGGGCGACGGTGACGGGAACCTGCCCGCCACGCTTCAGGTTGAACGTACCCGGTACGCGCAAGATGCGCGCCGCTTCGAAGACCTTCTCGTCTACGCGCAACCCTTGGGTGCGGCAGACTTCGCGCAACCGTGAAGCCACTGGCTCCCACTGTGCACGACTAACTTCTTGGTTCAGCGCCCAGTAGACATGCCAGCCATGGCCGGAGTCTACCAAGGTGGGACGGGGCAGACCTACGGTCGTGCAGAACTTCCCAAGTGCCTTTAGCCCCTCCCCCTGCGTGTCGTAGTCTTTGCTCGGCCCGCAGTCGATATCCAGCCAGAAAGCCTTGAGAGCCTGTACGTTTTCCTGAGTCCTGCTGGTTGGTTCTATGTACTTTGCTACGCCAAAGTAGACATCCCTGCCTCCACGTAGATAGGTTTCAATTGTTGCGTCCGCCTCTTCTCTGGTCGGGACGAGCGCCTGCCGCACACGCCCATCCTTGATACCAACGATGGCAAAATGACCAGACGCAGGCTGGACGTGCTGTAAAAGATCGAAGTCCATAGGGCGTCACTCACCGCTGCGGGGAAAACCCGCCAATTCTGCTCTCTTTGCGCATGTTAGTCGAGGCTAGCTAAGAACTTCTCTACCGCTTCCCGGTGGGACTCGGCAGGGTCGTACGCGCCTACGAACCAGTTATAGATCGTTTGGCGCGTCACTCCTAGGGTCCCGGCGACTTTCGCCACCGGGACACGGCGCTCGATGCAAGCTTTGCCCAAGCGCACCCCTAGACGGGACTGATCCCCTCTCCAGATAGCCTCGGCTACTTCAATACTGTAGCCGCGCATAGCTTATTCCTCGTCCTCGTCTTCTTCGTCCAACCACGCTGCCATGGCCTGCTTGAGCTCGGGCTTAGCGGTAACTTCAGCCGACGCCCGCTTAGGCGCAGCGCGCTTGGTGGGAGCTTCAGCCACAGGGGCTTCTTCCTCCTCATCGTCACCGAAGGGGTTACCAGCCGGAGCGGCAGGAGCGACCTTGGCCTCGATCATCTTGGGCTCGGCCTTGACCTTTGCACCACCCGCTTCGGCAACGCTCAGGCCGACGTAACGCTTGGTCTCAGGGTCTTCCTGCGCAGCGTCAACGAAGCCAGCTTCAACGTCGGTCAGGTGACGCACAGGCTGGAACTTCAGCTTCATGGTGTCCGCGTCGAGGTCGTACATCACACGGGTGACGACAGTATCCACGGCTTCGCCGTTGGCCATCAGGAACTTCTTATAGTTCTCGAACGGGTGGACGCTATCGACGCCCTTACCAAACAGTGAGCCAGCCGGGATTTGCATCTGGTAGACTTCGCCAGATGAGTCACCAACCACCAGCACAGCGATACGGCGCAGGTAGCGGCAGGCGCGGCCCTTACCGTTGTCGCCAGAGCCTTCGACGTTCTTAGAGCAATCGACGCAGGAGGAAGCGGGTCGACCAGTAGCCTTGGCGTCCGGGGTCTTGCCGTCGTTGGACCAGCAGTCAGGCAGCGTGGCCGCTGCGTTGGGGTCGTACTTAGAACCGTAGAACTGGCGTGACGGTTCAGCCAGCATATCGACGATGATGACATCCAGCTGGTGCGGGACTGCCTTGCCGATCTGCTCACCGCCCACGATGCGCTTGAAGGTGCCGTTGGTGTTCAGGCCGATACGGCGCAGGCTACCGCCGCTGCTACCCATCTTGTCCAGCAGTTTGGACTGACGGCGTACGGTGGGAACGCTAGATGCGTCTGCGAAAATGGTCAGGTTGCTCATATTTATTCACCCTTTTTGGTAGGTTTGCGAACTTGGATTACGAACTTGCGGTCGAGCTGAAGGCCCATAGGCATCAGGTCTGGGTTCTCGTCCAGAAACTGCTGCATATTACCGTTGTGGATACGCTTTTCGAGGACGAACGGGATGTTCTGCTCGACTACGAAGTTGTACATGGACTCCCAATCGTTAGTCCAGTAACGGGACTGAACACGCCGTGACACAGTACCCACAGGGGTCTTCACGCTGTCCAGATTGTGTTCGTTGCAGAACTCCAAGATAGCGGAAGAGATAACCTCAAGGCTCTTCTCCAGCTTCTCCATCTGCGCTTCAAACACTTCTTTACGCTTGGCGATGGTCTCGCGCACATTACGGTACGCTTCCACCATCTCCTCGATACTTACTGAGTCCGACATGGTTTGCTCCTTCGGTTGCCGGGGTATTGGGTGTAGCAGTCTGATTAGATTGTGTCAAGTATATCATGATACAGGTCGATAAGTTTTTCGTGGTTCGTGATGTTGTTCCGGAGCATGGCGTACAGCCGCGACTCCACCTCGCTACCCTTGATGTGCACCACCGTCATGGCGTTCTTCTGCCCCGGTCGGTCGATGCGCGCGTTGGCTTGCAGGTAAGTCTCCACTGACGTGACCGGTGCGTACCAAATGATTGTGTCTGCCGCCGTAAGGGTAAGCCCGTGGCTGGCAGCCTGCGGCTGGATAACCAGCACCTTCGGCTCGGAGTTGGTTTGGAAGCGGGTGACGATATCGCTGCGCTTGTTGGGACTCACCTTACCACTAATGACGTCACAGGAGATGCCTTCCTTCTCCAGCCGGGCTACGAGCAGGTTGATGGTGTGCGTGAAGGGGACGAAGACCAGCACCTTGTTGCTTGTCTCGTTGATGACCTCCAACACCGCAGTAAGCCGGTTGGACACGTCGAACTCCAGCACCTGCCCATCATCCGTGTAGACCGCGCCTCCGCTAATCTGGAGCAGCTTGTTGACCTTGGTCGCTGCGTTGATGGCGCTGACCTCCTCGCCCGCTGCCTCGATGAGCAACTGGCTCTTGAGCTGGTTGTAGTACTTCTTCTGCTGGGGAGACAGGTCCACCTCTCGCTCGATGTGAGTGACGGGAGGCAGGTCAAGGCAGTCCTTCTTTGCGAACCGGATAGCCGGCTGAAGCACCTCATGCACGACCTTGCTTGCGTGGGGCTTGGGTGCCCACTTAAACTTGCTTATCGGCATCATGACGCTGTCGCGGAACGGACCGAAGTACTTAGGGCACTTGGGTGTATCCAAGAGCCGCGCCAAGCCGTAGGCGTCTACTGGTGACTGGGCTGCGGGCGTACCCGTAAGCATCCACACCCGTGGGTTGAGCGCCTTCACGATCTTGTTGAGTATCTTCCAGCGGTTGGTCTGCGCATTCTTATATGCAGACGCCTCGTCTACGACGATCAGGTCAAACCCACCCGCTATGATCTCGTCGATCACCGTGGCCACCCCATCGAAGTTAATGACGACGAACTCGGCCCCGGCACGTAGGACCTTCTCGCGCTGCTTGGCGCTCCCGTATGCCACGCTACACGCACGGTGCATGGCAAACTTAAAGATGTCCTGCTGCCACGCCGACTTCATGATGGACAACGGGCACAGCACAAGGACGCGCTTTATCAGCCCTTTCTTCATCAGGTAGTCGGACGCCCAGATGACGCTGGCGGTCTTACCCGTACCCTGCTCGTTGAAGCAGAACGCCCGATGACGCAGCGACAGGAACGACGAAGTCGTCTTCTGGTGGTCGAAGGGGGTATAGCGTCCAGTCCACTTGT